TTCTGGCATTTTTGCTGAAGGCTTTTGTTTTGCCAATCATCGAAACCACCATTTCAGAAGTCAGACCGGATTAAGTTGATTTCTCCAGACCGGATTAAAGAAATTGCAAACAGTAAACCTACAGGTATTTTCAATGCCACTGGTGGAGCGGAGCTTGGTGTGACTGCCGCTTCTGCTACAGCCATCACCGTTGATGAGATTATGGATCTTTTCTACAGCTTGAAGTCACCTTATCGAAAGAATGCCATCTTCGTCATGAACGATGCGACAGTAAAAGCCATTCGAAAACTGAAGGATGGGAATGGTCAGTATTTGTGGCAGCCTTCCATCTCTGCCGGTCAGCCTGACACCATTTTGAATCGACCTGTAAAGACTTCTGCCTATGTACCAACCATTGCAGCAGGAGCCAAGTCCATCGCCTTTGGTGATTTTGGGTACTACTGGGTAGCGGACAGACAAGGTCGTTCCTTCCAGAGACTTAATGAGCTTTTTGCAGCCACTGGTCAGGTGGGCTTTAAGGCAAGCCAGAGAGTGGATGGAAAACTGATTCTTGCTGAAGCCATCAAGGTTCTTCAGCAGAAAGCGTAGGTGATGCTTTATGAGTAATGTCAAGAACTATACCGAGCAGGGTGGAGAAAAAACGGTTATCGGTGGCGAGCTTTTAGTCACCTCTGAAGGGAAGCTTACCTTTGATGGGGTGGAGGTTAAACCCTCTGCCCTTCAGACAGAGAGCACCGCAGCTGATGTGCCGGCATTGGTGGCTGATTTTAATACACTTCTTGCAAAGCTTAAAGCTGCAGGACTTATGGCATCAGAATGAGGAAGGGGGTAGTCGGTGATGTCAGCTTTACTAGAGAAGGTAAAAAAGAATTTGATCCTTGATCATAATGAGGATGATGAGCTCATCGCAAGCTACATCACCGCCGCTACCTCTTATGCAGAAGGCTATCAGAAAAAAGTATCGGGATTCTATGAGATAAATCCCATGGATCCAACTACAGAACAGGCTGTCATCATGCTATCATCCCACTTTTACGAAAGCCGGGATGGTAGTACTGGTGGCTTTTTTCAGGATAAGGTGGATGCCAGTGAGCAGGTTTGGCGTGTGGTGAACATGCTCCTACGCATGAATAGGGATGTGGTCATATGAGTTTTGGAATGATGCAGACCATTATTGAGATCTATAACACCAACTCGGTAAAAGACGAAGAAGGCTTCGTGACAAAAGAAGAAGTCCTTTTACTAAAAACCAGAGCCTATAAAGAAAACAGACATGGCAATGAAGCCTGGAAAAACAGGGCAAGTTTTACAACTGCTACCGCCCTGTTTAGGTTTCGCAAGCCACCTGCTATTGATATCAGCACGACTCATGTATTGGTGTGTAAAGGTGAAAAGTACAATGCTCTGAGCGTGGAAGATATCAGAGAAAAAGGCATGTATATTGAGGTGTTGGCGGAAAAAGTGACAGGGTCAAAGGGGTGATGAACATGGCGAAAGCAACTTTCAAAATGCCAGAGGATTTTATCAATAAGCTCTCAAAGCTAAATAACAAGTTCGATGATATTGTACCGAGGGTACTTCAAGAAGGTGCAGAGCCAGCCTTTAAGAAGGCAAAGAGCAATCTAGCCTTTCGCATTGGTCAGGGAACAAAGGAACCATCCCAGTCAACGGGTGAGCTACTAACCTCTCTTGAAACCTCAAAGCCGGTGCAGAACTATAAAGGGGATTGGACGCTTCGTGTGGGTATTCCGACAACCAAAGACAGTAAAGGTGTATCCAATGCACTAAAGGCTGCGGTTATCGAGTATGGTAAGTCCGGTCAACCGCCAAAGCCATGGCTCAAGCCTTCAAAAAGAGCATCGAAAAAGGATTGTATGGAAGCAATGAAAAATGCTCTGGATAAGGAGATTGAAAAACTATGAGTTTACTTGCAGATATAAACCACATACTAGCGCCCCTAAACATTCCTGTGGAGACCGGTGTGTTTTCAGATATACCACCAGAGGAATATTTGGTCATCACACCCATGTCAGACAGGCTTGATCTTTTTGCAGATAATCAAAGCTATATGATCGTGTCAGAAGCCAGGTTATCCCTTTTCACAAAGAAGAACTATAACAAGCGGAAAAAAGAACTGACAAAGGCTCTGCAAGCAGGCGGCATGACCATAACAGATAGGCAGTATGTGGGCTACGAGAACGATACAAAATTTCATCATTACGCCATTGACGTAATGAAAGAATATGAAACGGAGGAAGATTAAATGGCAACAATCGGATTGGATAGTTTATATTACGCCAAGATAACTGAAGATCAAAATGGCATCGAAACCTATGGTACACCCAAAGTCCTGGCAAAAGCCATGACAGCAGAGCTTAGTGTGGAGCTGATTGAAGCAATCCTTTATGCGGATGACGGGGCATCTGAGGTCGTGAAGGAGTTTAAAAATGGATCTCTTAGCTTAGGGATTGATGATATTGGGTCCTTGGTGGCACAGGATTTGACGGGCTGTAAAATCGACAGCAACAATGTAGTGGTATCAAGAAGTGAAGATAGTGGAAGTCCTGTGGCCATAGGGTTTCGTGCCAAGAAGGCCAACGGGAAATATCGCTATTTTTGGCTTTACAGGGTTATTTTTAGTATTCCTGCCACAAGTCTTGCTACAAAAGGTGACTCTATTACCTTTAGCAGTCCTACCATAGAAGGAATGGTGTTTAGGAGAAACAAATTGGATGGAGAAAACAAGCATCCTTGGAAAGCAGAAGTCACTGAAGGAGATAGTGGGGTATCACCATCTACGATTTCCAGTTGGTTTACCTCGGTTTATGAACCGGACTTCACAGCAGTTACGCCAACTATAACCATCACAACACAGCCAGCTACTTTGACCGAGGTCACTGAAGGTGCTATTTTAGGAAGTCTTTCAGTTGTGGCAATTTCCAATACTTCAAATCCTGTGACGTATCAGTGGTATGAAAATACTGTTGACAGTTCTACTGGCGGTACAATCATCAACGGGAAAACATCTGCAAGCTTTGATATACCAACAGAACTGCTGGCAGACACTTACTACTATTATTGTGTTTTAAGCTCTAGTGGTGCAGAGAGTGTAACAACCTCAGTAGCTACTGTTGTTGTATCGTAAGGGAGGAATGATCATGGCAGATGAAAAATTGAAGATAGATGAAGCCGCTGAAGAACGAAGTACCACCATTGATATTGGTGGCACAGAGTTTAAGATGATTCTTACCACCAAAGCCACAAAGGAAATTGCTAAACGGTATGGTGGGCTTGAAAACCTGGGTGAGAAACTGATGAAAAGTGAGAACTTTGAATTCGCACTAGATGAAATTGTCTGGCTCATTACGCTTCTTGCGAATCAATCAATTCAGATTCATAATATCAGAAATAAGGATGATAAAAGGGATCTGATTACAGAAGAAGAAGTGGAGCTTCTCACCACGCCTTTTGATCTAGCGAGTTACAAAAATGCCATTATGGCAAGCATGATGAAAGGACTCTTTACCCGACTGATTTATTATGGAACTACTCATCTAAGTAGAAGAGAAAATGAAGTGTGGCTAATGCCCATCGGTTACTTGATGGACCTTTGGGAATGTCATAAGCAGTTTATTGGTATCTCAAAACCAAGAAAGGAATATACAATCGACGATATTATTCCAGAGTTCCTATAAAAGAATAAGTTTACGCTGACACCGAAAACAGGTGTCTTTTTTCATGCCCAGAAGGAGGAGGTGAGGAGATTGTCAGATTCATTTGGATTTAAGCTGGGGATTGAAGGGGAGCGCGAGTTTAAGAACGCTTTAAGGGATATTAACCAAAGCTTCAAGGTGTTAGGCTCTGAGATGAATCTAGTCACGTCCCAGTTTGACAAACAAGATAAATCGCTACAGGCGGTGACTGCGAGAAATGAAGTTCTAAATAAAGAAATTGATGAACAGAAAAATAAAATAAGCACCTTAGAAACTGCATTGAAAAATGCCGCTGAGTCCTTCGGGGAAAATGACAAGCGTACGAAAGCCTGGCAGATTCAGCTGAATAACGCCAATGCGGATCTTATCAAAATGGAGCGTGAACTTGAGAATTCTACAGCCAGTGCTGAAGATTTAGGTGAAGAGTTAATAAGGTCTGGAGAAGCCGCAGATGATGCAGGTGGAAGATTTGACAAGATGGGTGGAATCCTTAAAGGCATCGGTGTGGCAATGGGAACTGTGGCTGTGGCGGCAGGAGCTGCAGCTATTAAAATTGGAAAGGAAGTTGTTCAGCAGTTTGGTGAGCTGGAACAAAACCTCGGTGGCTCAGAGGCTGTATTTGGTAAGTATGCAGCTTCCATTCAAAAGACTGGAGAAGAAGCTTATAAGAACTTGGGTGTATCTCAAAGTGATTATCTTGCCACAGCCAATAAGATGGGTGCTTTATTTCAAGGATCCGGTGTTGAACAGCAAAAGAGTCTAGAGTTGACAGAAAAGGCTATGCAACGAGCCGCTGATATGGCATCCGTTATGGGTATCGACATGCAGACTGCGCTTGATTCTGTTGCTGGCGCTGCAAAGGGCAACTTTACCATGATGGATAATCTAGGCGTGGCTATGAATGCGACAAATATCGAAGCCTATGCTCTTGCAAAGGGACTTGATTTCACTTGGGCCACAGCTACTCAGGCAGAGAAAGCTGAAGTAGCCATGCAGATGTTCTTTGAAAACACAGCGCAGTACGCTGGAAACTTCGCCCGTGAATCAACAGAGACGGTTACAGGATCTATTGGACTTTTACAAGCAGCTCTCGGTTCATTTACAGCAGGATTAGGTAATGCCAATGCGGACATGACAAATCTGACAGAAAATCTCGTGGATGCCTTCCAATCAGTGGTTAAAAACATTGTGCCTATCATTGAGAACATTGTGACTGCACTGCCACCTGCTATGGATGCCATTTTAGTTGCACTTGCTGAACTGCTACCAGTGCTTCTAAGTACCGTAACTGACCTCTTTGGACAGGTCCTTGGGACATTACTCAGTTTGCTTCCAGAACTGATTCCAGCAGCTGTGGATGCAGTGATGACCATAGTGGGAGCCCTAATCG